CTAACATGGCAGTTATAGTTACAGCTAAGGGTTCCGCTAGAAAGCCTATCGGTAAGAAGGACGAGGGCAAGAAGGAAGCTAAAGAAAAGAAATAATCATGTGGGCGGTGGTTAACCCCACCGCCTATTTTAAAAGGAGACATTATGCTATCTGATATCTGTGCATCCATACGAAACTACTTCACATATGATTCCGATAAGCATCCCGGCACTTATAAGGTGCAGGGCGGTGTTTTAGTGCCGTCCGTTGAATTTCTGACCGATTATTATGCGATATTCGGCAGCAGGAAGAACAATGGAGTGCACAAGGTCACCGATATGCTTGTGGATGAGGGTGAGTTTCGTGGTAGCGTATGGGTGATGTCGGTACCGGCGGACTTCCTTGCGTTGGTTGAAGAGATCAAGGCATGGCAGACCAAGTACGGCAGTCTCGAATCAGAAGCAATGTCTCCGTTTAATTCAGAGTCATTCGGCGGGTATTCATATTCGAAGGGTTCCGGTGGAGCGTCAGGAGGATCCGGAGCGGGTGCGTCCTGGCAGGATGTGTTCGGCTCGCGGATTAACAGATGGAGGAGGGCGATATTACAATGAGTTTATTAACTTCTTCCATGGAACCGTTCATCATAATCAATAAGTTGTCGGTTCCGGACGGCTACGGCTCTGTCAAGACGGTTTACACCGAGGGAGCAGAAATCCTGGGCGCTATGCCTTATGACGATTCTACGCAGGTGCAGATTGCACAGGCCATGGGAGTCAAGTCGACCTATACGATTACAGTCAGGAAGAGTATCGAGCTCGATTTACATACAATCCTGAAGCGTAAGGAAGACGGCAAGACCTTTAGGATTACATCCGGCAGTAAAGACCACCAGACACCTAAAAGTGCTGCTTTGGATATGAGGCAGTATAAGGCTGAAGAGTGGGACGTCGGAGCAGAGATTCAGGAGGTGCAGGATGGACAAACTTCAGGCACTTAACGGATTCTGGAATCAGTTCGGGATCCCTGCATTCGACCACTTGTCGGTACCGGACGAGATTAACGGAGTACCGGTCAAACCGCCTTATATCACATATGAGACAGCATCTGACGAGTTTGGAAATGCAATTCCCATGAATGCATCTATCTGGTACCGCGACAAATCGTGGGAAGCTATCACAGCCAAAGAAAAGCAGATTTCTGATTATATCGGACGCGGCGGCGTGATGGTGACATATGACCAAGGCGCGTTCTGGTTGGAGAAGCGTTCTCCCTGGGCGCAGCGGATGAATGATCCGGATGACGATCTGATCAAACGAATTTTACTACAATATAGCATAGAGTTTTTAGACTAATTCAGGAGGATAAAAATGAGATATACACAGATTCCTGTTAATACTTTCAAAGAAATCCAGCTGAATGCGGGTATCCTTGTTGATGATTTCAATCCTGCGACGGGAGTCATTGGCAATATCATGGGTGCCAGCTCAGGCGGATTTAACTTTAATGCGGCTCCTACCTATGAGGATTTTGGAGCTGACATAGATAACTGTCCGCATAACACCAAGGAATTAAAGAAGCAGACTGATATCGAGGTTACCATGGGCGGTACGCTTGTAACCGTAACGGCATCATCTGCAAAGACGCTTATGGGTGCGGCAGATATCGACGGTAGCAATGCAAATCATATTGTTCCGAGACGCGATCTTGACGCTGGGGATTTCCAGGTATTGTGGTGGATCGGAGATTACTCCGACAAGAATGGCAATTCCAATGGCGGTTTTGTAGCTATCAAGATGATGAATAGTCTGTCTACCGGCGGATTCCAGATCAAGTCGAACGATAAGGGCAAGGGACAGTTTGCATTTACATTTATGGCTCATTTCAGCATCGCTTCACCCGATACCGTTCCTTATGAGGTTTATATCAAGGCTGGTACATCAGAGAGCGGCGATTACGAGATGGCTGTTGCATCGGCAGCAGGCAGCACAACGGGTTATACAGCTCTTACAGTTGGCGAATCGGCCGGCTCCGGTGAGAGCTACGTATACCAGACCGGTTCCGGACTTTATGTACCGAGCAAAGGTTCATCTCTTGTCGGCTCTGCTTGGACTGCATGGGATGGTGATGATGAGATTGCGTCGACATCAGGTCTTGATATTGTTGTAGCCATAATAGACAACGATAGCAAGGCGGTACATGCCGGAAAGACCACAGTTACAGTAAAGGAGAGCTAATACATGAGGAAATTATCTGAAATACAGAACGAAGATGCCCTTGACGTCATAGCCGATATTTTGGATCCTGTTATAGAGATATGCCAGGATGATGAATTAAAGGAAGTTATGACCAAGAACGACAGGATGGCAGCCATTAAGATTGCCATCAAGAATCATAAAGAAGCCATAATGCTGATACTTGCTACTCTCGATGGAGAACCACTTGAGACCTACAAGATCAATCTTATCCAGATCCCGACCAAGCTGATGGAGCTGTTTAATGATCCAGATATGGCAGCTTTTTTTCAGTCGCAGGGCTTGAAGATTTCGGGCGTGTCTTTTGGTTCTGCTACGGAGACTACAGAGGGAACCGGCATAGAGTAAGAACATTCGTGCGGTATGTCATGGCAAGGTATGTCGAATACCAGCGAGACCAGGCATACCGCGTTTTTGTTACAGATGCACTTTACCATGGAGAAAACCATACGCAGATAGTGTCACAGAAGCGCTATTACGAAATGATTCATCCGGAGAAGTGCGACACGCGTTCGGGCGATGAGATCGCTGCGGACCTCATCAAGAAAGCCGGATTGGTGGTGGGATAATATGAATTTATTTGAGTTAGTAGCGGTGCTTACCCTTAATAAAAAAGGATATGATGACGGCATAGCTTCCGCAGAAAAAACCGCGTCCGGTTTCGGGAGCAAGCTGAAGTCAGGTCTTGGTACCGCCGCAAAAGTCGGCACTGCTGCCATCGCTACAGTGGGCACGGCAGCAGTCGGAGTTTCAAAAAAATTACTAGACGTGAGCTCGGCAACAGCAGAGCTGGGTGACCATATAGATAAGCAGTCGCAGAAGCTTGGTATATCTTCAAAGGCTTACCAGGAATGGGACTTTATATTGACACGAAATGGATCCTCGATAGATAGTTTGCAGGCATCCATGAAGACTTTATCAACGCAGGCTACTAAAAATGCTGATGAATTTCATCAGTTAGGAATCAGCGAACAGGAGCTTGCGGAGCTAAGCCCGGAGGAGCTGTTTGAGAGAACCATTCAAGCACTTCAGGGAATGGGTGAGAGCACGGAGAGAACTGCGATTGCGTCAAAACTGTTGGGCCGTAGCGCCACAGAATTGGCTCCGGTACTTAATTCAACATCTGACGATATTGCGGCTTTAAAGAAACAGGCTAATGATTTAGGCAAGGTCATGTCCGAGGATGCGGTTAAGGCGGGTGCTGCTTATGAAGACTCTCTGTACAATCTTCAGACAGCTATTGGCGGCGTAAAAAATAAGCTTGGATCAGATTTTTTACCGGCGCTTGTTGAAGTTATGGACGGTCTGACGGGATTGTTTTCCGGAGACGAAGGAGCGGCTGATAAGATTGCTAATGGTATTAATAATATCGTCGAGGGCATTAGCAAGGCACTTCCTAAGATCCTTGAAATGCTAACCGGTTTGGTAGGATCTTTGGGTGATGCGATTGTTAAGGCATTCCCCAAGATAATGGAGACCATAACAAATGCTCTGCCACAGCTGGTTAATGAATTGATTCCGCTTATTGACGGACTTGTCAATGCAATCATGGCGAACATAGATCCGCTCTTGGATGCGGCTATACAGATATTTACTATGATGCTGGATTATGTGGTCGAGAATATTGATAAGATCATAACCGGGCTTGTAAATATTGCCATGAAGATTGTCGACAAGATTCCGCAAATTATTGTTCCCTTGATCAAGGCGATACCAAAGTTGCTTAAGTCAATAATATCTGCAATATCTCAGAATCTGCCGACCATTGTCAGAGGATTGATGGATGTCGTGGTACAGATTGCGGCAGAACTACCGGATATCATCATATCCATAGTTGATGAGCTTCCTAATCTGATCCAGCAGTTACTTACGGCATTGCTTGATTGTTTGCCGGATATCATCGACGGAATAATCAAGGTTGTTGTTGGTATCGTTGCGAAGCTGCCGGACATCATAATGTCTTTAGTAAATGCTATACCTCAAATTATAGTAATGCTGATAGAAGCGCTTATGCAGGCTATACCGCAGTTAGTACAAGGCTGCATAACTCTTGTAATTGAACTGGTTAAACATCTGCCGGAGATTATATTAGCGCTTATCCAGGCAATACCGACAATTCTGAAATCCATTCTTGAAGCGTTTGGACCGTTGGGAGGAATGCTTGGAGACCTGTTCGGAGGTTTTGTTGACGGTATAGGCGATGTATTCGGCGGACTTATAGATATTATAGGTGGCATTCTTGGTACCATAGCCAATGTTGTCTGGGGAGTAATTCAAGGCATAGCAGGTTTCTTTGAAGGACTTTGGGAAACCATAAAAGGTGTGTTCTCTGCCATAGGTAATTTTGCAGGCGGAATATTCGATGGTATCAAAAACATTGCAAAAGGAATAGTTGACGCAATAAAAGGATTTTTTGAAGGTGCTAAAAATGCTATCTCTGGAGTAATGGGTACTATAAAAAGTTGGGTATCTGATATATTCGGTTGGGTTGATGACCTTATTGGAAAGACTCAGAATGTACAAGCAGTTTCTGGAAGTGTAGCAAGTATGGTAGGCGCTCCAATTGATCCGTCAAAGTTTAAGAATAAGATGGCAGGTGGCGGTATTCTTCGGAGAGGCGAGATTGGTATCCTTGAAGGTAACGGAGCTGAAGCCGTTGTACCGCTTGAAAACAATTATGGGTGGATTCATGCAGTTGCGCAGGATATGAAGAGCGCATTATTTTCAACCAATGGAAATCAGAGCATGAATGTGACTGGTACCATTACTGTCAAAGGAGTAGACAAGGATGGAAACAATGTTGATACCTATAATTATATCATGAGCCAAGTGTCCCAGAAATGGAGGACTAAGTGATGGAGTTGAAGATTGAAAGCACATCTATTGGCATAGTCCTTAATGCTAAAAAACAGCCTTACGCTCAAAAGATAATAAAGAATGCTCTTGATGGTACAACCTTTATTCAGACCACAGGAGGCGCAATCATACGATATATTATTGACGTTTTTTGTGATACAAAAGCAAAAAGGGATTCTTTAGATGAGGCCAATAATAATGGTACATTGCTTACATTGGTACTTGGTGAGAATAATTCTGTTTATGGATATGTCGAGGATGAAACTATATCGTGGAAAGAATGGAAGGATGGGCACGGAGTGGCGCACTTCACAATGATGAAACAATAGAGGTATTACATGAGAACTGATATTCCTGCTTATATTTTAGCGAAAACAGAACAGCGCAATCAAACTGTGAATGGAAATGCTAACCCTAAGTGCGCACTTGTTATAAAGCGTAAGCAGACCTATGCTGACGAAATGGAACAAATCGAACAGCGTAGGGCAAGAAGGGCAACGCTCAACACTCTGTCGGATGTCGGCATAGCTGTTGAGCATCCCATTCTTGGGGGTGAGGATGAGGGCATATGGGTAACGTATATAGAGGATGGGAAGCTTTCGTTGCGTAGGGGAGCTTTTACTGCTAATCTTGTGAATATGTCATGGGATATTTATAACCTTGGTAACATTTCGGCTCTGAAATGCGATATTGTTATCCCTTCAGAGATCGAAGAAGGGCTTATAATCCCAGAATATGTTACAGGGCGTTACCCTTTTGTCTTTTATATTGATTCTGATGGAAGAATAATAAGTATTGATACATCAAAGACACAGGATAATACTACAGTTGTAGTAGATGGTGGGTGTAGCGATTTATCAGTGAGAAGAGGGCCAGTTGTAAATGATAATGACTCGGGCATATGCCTATTCTATCTGAAAAGTGATGGCTACATTTATTATAAGCTATATCGCAATGAGGCATGGGGCGCACAGACTAAAGTCAATTTATCATTGCCTAATAGTGATAGTATTTTACACTTTAATACCTTTGACCTTGAAGATGGAATAGGGCTATGTGTTTATGGTGCATCCCAAAATATGTATCAGGCATCGGCTCAATATGATGATACTAATAGCGTATTTATATTCAATACAGCATATCTTACAGTGTGTGAAGCAGACTGCGAGGGTGCTGTAATAGCTTATTATGACGGACATATCGAAACTTTCTATTCGCATGAATACTTATGTTGCAGGATAGCTTTGGGCGATATATATCCGTGGAACGAGCTTGAATATGGGGATGAGCTTCCTTTAAATGACAAGCTGTATTCAGTTGTTGATGGAGATCATAGGAATAGGGGCAAGGCTTATATTATCACCTTGATACATGGCTCTTCACATGATGCCTTATACCTATTCAGATATATGTACTGGGATGATGTATCCAATTATGTTGAAACAGCACAGATATCATTGCAGGTTGATAATGCTATAGCGCAAACAAGCGTATCCATGAAGAATGTCAATGATTCGCTTTATACTTCAGATGCTACGCTATTTGCTCCGTCAGCGAAGCTTGAGCTTGGGATTGCTTATGGCAATTCTGATATTGTACCGATGGCAGTAGCTTATATTGACGAAGTAGATCATGAACATGGTGGTGCGAATATATCTTTAAGCGGAAGGAATAATACAGGAGTTTACCTGCATGATCAAAGTTTTGATGAGGATATGGTGCTGACAGGAATGCCATCAGAGGTACATCAGCAGATATTCGATTATTTTGGTATAGATGATTATGAAGTTGATACTTA